CGCGCTGGTAGTGATGCGGCTCGGCGAGTTCGTTGAGTGGTTCGGTGACGGGCTGGACGCGCAAGAGTGGTGAGAGGGGCGCGGCTCGGCAAGGCATGGCTCGGCACGGCACGGCCCGGCCAGGCAAGAGCAGGGCGAGGAACGTGGCGGGTCCAGGCTCGGCGTGGCCCGGCTAGGCTGGGCGGGGCGCGGCACGGCGTGGCCCGGCACGGCTGGGCAAGAGCATGGCGAGGAACGTGGCACGGCGCGGCTGGGCTGGGCTCGGCGCGGCTCGGCTAGGCTGGGCATGGCTTGGCAGGAGCATGGCATGGGCGACACGTCGCACGGGAGGCTGATGCGTGACCACCGTTGCCAGGGCGCTCGCTAAGGCGCTCGGACTCGCTCCCCGACCCTGGAGTGAGGCGCAGGTGATGCGGTGCCTGCGCAAGTGGCTCGTGCTCCAGCAGTCGCGGCGCACGGGCGAGCCAGGCCTCGGGAGGCCAAATCCCTATGACGAGCCGGGCTGGCTGTTACTGGCGGCCACGATCGCCGCCAAAATATCGCGGTGTCCAGCAAATACGATCGCGGAGTGCGGCACAAGCATGTCGGCCGTCGAATTGGTGGTGCGGGCGGAGATGGAGCTCGACCACATGCGGGCGGTATGGGCACAGCGTGAGCGGGCCATCCTGCGCGCGGGCGGGCGCATTGAGCGCGCTGAAATTGCCCGTCAAAGTCGCGAGGTGCGGCGGATTGAAACGCTGCTGAAAAAGGTGCGTGATAGCACCGCATATCGCCGGGGTGTCGAATATCTCGCCACAGAATTCGCGTGGTGCGCGCGATTGGACGGCGCGTTTCGGGCCTGGGCATCGCGCGAGGAGGGGTCTTGACAAGTCGCGGTATATGATCTAAAATTACAGCACGTGGTGAAATTGTCGATAAGCGCCGAATAGGCGCTTTTTTTTCGCGTATGAAAAAGATCACGGATTATCGGCCGGACCCGCGAAATGCAAACCGAGGTACGGAACGCGGCCTCGGGATGCTCGAGCGATCCTTGCGCGACTTGGGCGCCGGCAGGTCGATTGTGGTCGACCGCAATGGCGTCGTCATCGCTGGCAATAAAACGCTAGAACGCGCCGTCGATCTCGGTTTTGACGCGGTGGAAATTGCGACCGATGGTACAAAGCTTGTTGTCGTACGGCGAACGGATTTGGACCTCGAAACCGATCCAAAAGCGCGACAGCTGGCGTACGCCGACAACCGCGTTGGCCAGGTCGATTTGGATTTTGATTTGGAGCAGATCGCGGCGGATTTGGAGTCGGGCATCGACCTGAGCGCGTGGTGGACGCCGGACGAATTGGCGGCGCTTGTGCCGCCTGGCAGCGTCGAGGGCGACGCGGACGCGGACCCGCAGATCGATCTCGCCGGCGAGCTGCGGGCGAAATGGGGCGTCGAGCGCGGCGACCTGTGGCTGGTGGGCCACCATCGCCTGCTGTGCGGCGATGCCACAAGCGCGGAGGATGTGGCGCGTCTGCTGGGATCGGCGGCGCCTGTCCTGATGGTCACAGACCCGCCGTACGGCGTGCAGTATGATCCGGCGTGGCGAGTGGAACGGGGTGTCCACAAAAGCACCCGGCGGCTGGGCAAAGTGCCAAACGACGACGTCGTGGACTGGTCGGCTGCGTGGCGGCTGTTTCCCGGCGATGTGATATACGTATTCCACGCCGACTTCCTAGAGACTACAATTGGGGCGACTCTCGAGCGGTGCGGTTTTCGGATCCGTAATCAGATAATCTGGGCCAAAAACCGTCCGGTGATGTCGCGCGGTGATTATCATTGGCAGCATGAGCCGATATGGTACGCAGTGCGCGAGGGGCGCCCGAGTCGCCGCACCGCCGATCGCAAACAAACAACGCTCTGGGAGATACCGACGCGGGATGAGCCCGGGCGCGGGCATGGCACACAAAAGCCCCTAGAATGCATGGCGCGTCCAATCCGAAATCATGACGTGGACTCGGTTTATGATCCATTTATCGGCACGGGCACGACAATGGTGGCGGCGCAAAATCTCGGGCGAATCTGTTATGGCATGGACATCGACCCCGGTTATGTGGCGGTGGCGCTCCAGCGCATGAGCGATGCGTTTCCCGGCATCGAAATTCGGAAGGCGGAATGACCGGCAGACCACAAAAATTTACACCCGCCGAAGTGGCGGAGGCGCTGCGCAAAGCTCGCGGTCTAAAATCGCGGGCGGCGAAACTTTTGGGGTGCACAACTCGCCTGCTTGATTATTATTGCCAGCGGTACAAAACGTGCCGCGATGCGTGCAGCGAGGCGCGCGACGAAATCCTCGACATGGGCGAAGCAAAATTATGGGAGCAAGTCGCAAAAGGCGAAGGTTGGGCGGTATGTTTCCTGTTAAAAACCATCGGGCGCTCCCGCGGATACGTCGAGCGGCACGAAATTTCTGGCCCCGATGGTGGGCCTATGGCTGTGCAGTGGATCGAGGTCGTTAAACCGGAAAATGCGTGACCTGATTGAGGAAACGACGCGCAGCGGCAAACGCGGCGTGCGGTTACATTTTCACCCCGGCCAGATCTCCGCGTGGAACGCCGCGGAACGATTTGTTTTCGTCATTGCCGGCACGCAAAGCGGCAAAACGACGTTTGGCCCGTGGTGGCTCGCGCGCGAAATCCAACGATGCGGCGCCGGCGATTACCTCGCGGTAACGGCGACATATGACCTCTTTAAGCTCAAAATGCTGCCGGAAATGCTGCGGGTTTTCACGGGATATTTGCGGGCCGACGGTTGGGTATGGCACGCGAGCGATCGCCTGCTAAGCAGTCGCACCCTCGGTGCGCGGATCATCTTGCGTTCCGCAGAGGCTGACGGCGGCCTGGAATCGGCGACGGCGCGTGCGGCGTGGCTCGATGAGTGCGGGCAAAATCAATTCCGTGTCGACGCATGGCAGGCGGTGCAGCGGCGGTTATCGCTCACACAAGGCCGCGCCCTCGGTACGACGACGCCCTACAATTTAGGTTGGCTCAAAACCGAGGTATTCGACCGGTGGCGTCGAGGCGAGGATGGATATCGCGTTGTGCAGTTTCGGTCCATCGATAACCCGCGATTCCCACTGGCCGAATATGAGCGGGCTAAATCGACATTGCCGGCCTGGAAATTCGAGATGTTTTATAACGGCAATTTCCACCGACCAGCGGGCCTGATCTACGACTGTTTCGACGAGCCGGAAAATGTCGTCGACGATTTTGCCTTGCCATTATCGTGGCCGCGGCGCGTCGGCCTCGATTTCGGGGGCGCAAACCAGGCGCTGGTGTGGGTGGCCGAGGATACTGCGACCGGTACGTACTACGTCTATCGCGAGTCGCTGACGGGCGGGCGATCCACGCGGGAGCACGTGCAGGACGCGCTGCGGCACGCGGCCTCTGAACGCGTGGTGCTGTGGATGGGTGGTGCGCCGTCCGAGGAGCAGCAGCGGCGTGACTGGCGCACCGAGGGGGTGCACGTGCGGCGGCCGAAAATCGACGATGTTGAGGCCGGCATCGATCGCGTTTATGACCTGCTGAAAACACGCCGTTTGCGAATTTTTCGGTCGTGCATTGGCCTGTTGGACGAGCTCGGCACATACTCCCGTGTACTCGACGATCGCGGGCAGCCGACCGAAAAAATCGCGGATAAATCCGCGTATCACCGTCTCGATGCGCTGCGGTACGTGGTGTCGGGACTGCCGATCGGCGCCAGCACGTTGCTGGCCGTGAGCTACCAGGGATGACGGATCTAGAGCGAGCATATGCCGCGCTGCGCGACAAGGCGTCGCGTTACGACACGCTGTACCGGTATTATGACGGCGATCACCCGACTGTTTACGCCACCAAACGGCTCGCGGAATTATTCCGCGGCGTCGATGCGGTTTTCACGGAAAATTGGTGTGCCGTTGTCGTTGATTCCGTCATAAATCGCCTTCACCTGGACGCCCTCGGCAGCGAAAATGCCGCGGCGGAAACGCGGCTGCAGCACATATGGGACGACGTGTCGGGTGACGTCATAAGCGGCGAGGTCCACGAGTCGCTGGCGGTTACGGGGGAGGCCTTTGTCCTCGCGTGGCGCGACGCCGCGGGGATCACGATCGCGCACAATGATCCCAGGCTCGTGCACGTGTTTTACGAGCCCGGAAATCCGCTGGTCAAAAAATTCGCGGCGAAATGGTGGGTTGCCGATGACGAAACGCTGCGGCTGGTATTATATTATCGGGATCGCCTGGAGTATTTCCGTACGCGCGTTAAGGTCAGCGACGTGAGCAGCGCTGCCGCGTTTGAGCCGGACGATCCGCCGACGGGCGAAAACCCGTGGAACGTGATTCCGGTCTTTCATTTCCGACGATCGCGCCGCGTGATAAAAAGCGAACTGGTCAACGTAATCCCGCTGCAAAATGGCATCAACAAACTAGCCGCGGATATGATGGTGGCCGCCGAATACGGCGCGTTCAAACAACGATACGTCATTTCGCAGCTCGAGGCTCTCGGCAAACTGCGAAATGCGCCGAATGAAATTTGGCACTTGCCGGCCGGTGATGGCGTCGGTCAGGGCACGGTCGTCGGCGAATTTTCGGCGACCGATTTGAAAAACTATTTGGATGCCATCGAAAATTTGGCGAACACAATCAGCACGATAACCGGGACTCCGAAGCACTTTTTCTTCCAGTCGGGCGGCACACCCAGCGGCGAGGCGCTCATCACAGAAGAGGCGCCGCTTGTCGCAAAAGTGCTACGGTATCAGCGACTTGCGATACCGGTATGGCAGGAGTTGGGCGCCTTTATCCTCGACCTTCTCGGTTTTTCGGTGCCTCCGCAGCAGGTCCTGCCGCGATATGCGCCGGCGTCAATGGTGCAACCGCGCACCCAGGCGGAGATCACGAAAATGCGCATTGATTCCGGCGTGCCGCTGGCCGTCGCGCTGGCAATGGAGGGGTACAGCAAGTCAGAAATTGAGGAAATATTAGCCGCACGTGACGAGGAAATTAGGCGACAGCAGATGAGTTTTGGTCAGGCGCTCGCCGAGGCTGAGCGTCGACGGGATGCCCTGCGTGGCGCGGATGATGACTAATGGCGGTTGACCCGACTGATATCGTTGCCATCGCGCGGCAATACCGCGCCGAGATGTTGCGCCGCGATGCGCAGCGCGCCAAGGCGTTGGCGCGGGCGTGGGTGGACGTCACTGGTGCACTTGAGGCGCACATGGAGGCCTTGGCGGCGCGGATTGCGGCGGGCGGCGCCGTGATCACACCGTCGCTGGTGCTCCAGCACGAGCGCTACGCGGCGCTCGTGGCCCAGGCCAGGGATGTGCTGGCGCGGTTTTCGGCGCTGGCGGGCGACATGATCGGCGCCGACGTGCAGGCGGCGCTGGCGCTAGCGGACGACGTGGTGCGGGAGACCGTCGAGGTTGCCGGGGCGTTTACCGTGTTGCCGGCGCGCGGCGTGCGGGCATTTTCGGACTGGACTGCGGATGCGACGCGCCCATTGGTGCGGCTGATAGCCGACAGCTGGCCAGAGGCCGTAGACGCCATGACCAGAGAGTTACTGGTCGCGGTGGGCGCCGGACGCGGGCCAGCTGAGCTGGCGCGCCGCATGATGCAGGCGTTCGACGTGGCGCTGGATCGCGCACTGTGCATCGCGCGCACGGAGGTACTCCGCGCATACAGGCGCGGGCAGCTGGACGGCTATCGGGAGTCGGGTGTCGTGCTCGGGTATAAGCGGTTGGCCAGCCATGACGATCGAGTGTGTTTGGGCTGCCTTTTTGCAGAGGGGATGGTTTTTGACCAACTCCATGATTTTGATGCGCATCCCAATTGTCGGTGCACTATGGTACCGCTGGTGATCGGGGTTGAGGCGCCGACGTGGGCCGCGGGCCCGGAGTGGTTTTTGGCGCAATCCCCAGAGCGCCAGCGGGAGATCCTCGGTGAAACGCGGTACAAATTATGGCGCGACGGTGTGGTCACAAATCTCCGTGATTTTGCAATGCACACAGAGGA